GCGCAGTAACCTTTGATTACTATGTCGGTGTTTCAGGCACGAATATCGCTATTGAAAGTTCCAGCAGTGACGAGGACGCATGTATTCTTACTGCTCCTTCCACGGCTGTCGCTGACGATGTGATGTTCTATGTCGGCCCCGGCGGTGCATTGAGCTTGAAGGAGGTCACGATTGATCCGACTTCTGGTGCTAGTGCAGAAGATGAAGTAAACGCAGTAGCGGCAGTATCCGGCAACGTCTTCATGGATACGGTTGACATCTCCAATGTAAAAACCGGTGTCACGATATACGGTGGATTCTGTGTAACTGACACACTCATTCTGGATACAGGCACTAACGGTATCGTAGTCGGAATGGGCGGTACGTTCCTTGGAGCGACTACTTCTATTGATGGCTTTACCACTGGCGCACAAGCCGCCACTGCTGGTCGTCTTGCACTTTCAGGAACTACTACTCTTGGCACTAACACTGCTGATTACGGTACGACTGATGGCGAGATTCAGTATGATGGTGCTTATGTTACGGATGGCAATGCCGCTATGACGCTGAAAGCGTAAGGAGTTAATCATGTCAGTACGATCTGTCTACAATGTAAATTCATTCGGTTTGGGTCGGACTGTCCGACTTCAGGCCAATGAACGTGTGACGGTAGCATCCCTTACTGGTGTTGAGAATAACGCCAATATTACGGGTGCTGACGTATCTGCCGGAAATCCAATTATCTACACCGGCAGAGAACACAGGCTATCAGGTACAGCGCAGTACGATCTTAATGCCTGATGAAAGTTGAAATCGTCAACAGGGCGTTGCAGATGTTGGGGCAACCGCCCATTTCTTCATTGGATGATGAGGTTGTAACTGCTGTCATCATGAAGGAATTGTATGAGCCTGCCAAACGGCAGGTTCTTCGCATGTACGAATGGAATTGTGCATTGCGGGAGGAGGCATTAGTTGAAGAAGACTGTTGCCACCCCTGTTGGGATTACTGTTACTCACACCCTGAAGACTCCGAAAGGATAATCAAGGTTATTGAGAGCAAGGAAGCGGAAGCAACTGTATATGCTTATTCGATGGTTATTGGTAGTGATGCTACTTTCTATGGGTTTGGTGATGGAACTGCACCTTTTCCTGAAATAGGGTCAATGACTCCTGCTGTCTTTGAGGGCGCAACAATTCATTTCATTGCCAGTAGTGTTGATAGTATTGATATTCCCGCTATTATTCTTTCCTCGGATGTTGCAGACACTATTCGTCTGACTATGGAAGGGTTTGATGATGCGGTTATTTTCTCTGATGTTGGTGGTAGTGGGGCGTATACTGGTTTGGAGAACTCTGACTTTGAGGTTTATCTTACAGCCAATGTGGGCAGTACGGTTGGGGTGAATCTGGTATCAATATGATTACCAAAGAATCCATTATTAACCAAACACTCGTCATGTTGGGCGAGGAACCCGTATCGGAACTGAATGGCTCCACTCGCGGCTCCATTGCCATTGAGCGCATATACGAACAGTGCAAGCAGGACGTACTCCGCATGTATGAGTGGAACTGTGCGTTGACCACCACTAGGCTTGCTGAACAGGTAGCCTGCCATAGTTGCTGGGATCATGTTTATTCATGGCCTAATAAAACTGAGCGGATAATTAAGGTTGTTGAAAGCAAGGTCTGTGAAGAAGAAGCAGAAGAAGCAGCAGAAGAATCTTGCACTACCCATGAGTTTGAGGGAGATGAGGGTGCGCAGGAATTATCCGATAGCTTTACGTTTGAAGGTGACACGATTTACAACATTACAATCAAGCCTAGTGGGCGATTCTGGTTGTATTTCAGTGGGAATAATCCGCACAGCAGTGGCTACGATACGATAACCCTCACGTTTGAGTCATTGGATACGCTTGACCTGACATGGAATGCGGGGAGCGGAAGATATGATGCAGACGCGCCAGCGGGGGAAGACCATTACGATGAAGCTGCATCAAATGATGAGCTATGTTTCACAATATCAGGTGATTTTTACAACTAGCGGAGAGATCATAGAATGAGCAACTGTACTAAATTTATAGCATGGGAAGTTGAAGGGAAGACCATCCTCACCAATCAGGGCAGTGCGTCTGTCCGGTATATCCGAAACATTCCTGAGGCTGAGTTCGATGCACACCTTGAAATGGTGCTGGCTCAGTATCTAGCGTCAAAGGCGGCGTATGCCATTACAGGCGATACAGGTCGTGAGACTCAAATGGCTAATCTGTTCAATGAAAAACTGAATGAAGCTCGTATTACTGACTCACAGGAGCGTACACACCGTACGCTTAAAACATCTCAATTGTCGGATGTCAGATGAGAAGCAAGCAGATAATTAATGCCTTCCTTGGCGGCGAAATATCGCCAGAAGTGTATGGGCGTACTGAAACTGAACAGTACCCGTACATGGTTGAGGAAATGCGTAATTGCATACCCAGCCCTAGAGGTGGTGCAAAGCGCAGGGGAGGGATGCACTATATTCGTCCTTGCAAGTATTCCGACAAGACAACACGGTTAGTGCCTTTCGTATTCTCCATTGCTCAGTCCTACATGATGGAAATGGGTGATGGTTATGTCCGGTTTATGAAGGATTCCGGCTGGATAGAGAATCCTTATTCTGTACAGACATACTTCGGACAAGGGCTGAAGAACTTTGATTACTTGTATCCTGATGTAGCGGTTGGCGATATCAAGGTAGAAGTAGACGGGGTATTGCAGACTGTCACTACAGACTACACAGTAACGACTGTTGCGGGTGTTAAGTATATTATTGTGTTTACTGATGCACAGGACGAGAACGCATTTATCACCATATTTGATGATACTCCTGCTGATCCTGAAGTGGTGTATACACCTGATCTTGATGACGATATGGATGCAGAAGTTTTCGAGATTGTCTCGCCATTTGACGAGGACGAGATAGAAGAACTGTACTTCGCTCAAGCCAATGATGTAATGATTTTCGTTACAGAAGGCAAGAAACCTTGGCGACTTACCCGCTATGCTCCGTCTGATTGGCGATGGGATCAGCCCTACCTGATTGGTGTGCCGTGGGAGGGGGAGTCTAATAACTACCAGGCAGACAGCACTCAATCCAAAGTTTATGGATGGGATTTCACCGAATCTGACAAAGACAGGATCGTAGTTTCTATCAATGGCTCCATTATTTCAGAAGGAACGGGCGATCTACAGTACCAGATAGATATTGGCGACAAGGAAGTAACGCTTAACGCTAAACCTCTTGTTGGTGATCTGATCTGTATTCAGGGCATAGACACCTATGATTCTGATAACGGGTATCCACGAACAGTGGTGTTCTATCAGGAACGCTTGTGGTTTGGTGGTACGCCTGAGAAGCCTCAGACGTTGTGGGGCAGTCGAAGTGCTGATTTCTATGACTTTGTATATATCGACACAGACGCAGAAGGTAGCCCAGTGCTGTCTCCTGATGATGCGGTTGAGTATACGATTGCCGCCTACACACATGAGGCTATTGAATGGTTGAGTTCTGAGCGAGTTCTTGTAATCGGAACCAGTGCAACTGAACACAGACTATCACCCGACCAATACATTGCTACTGACAGGTTGCCGACAGTGAGCAGAATGTCTGCCTACGGTGGCGCACATACCATGCCTGTTTACATGGGTGATATGACGGTATTTATACAGGCTACCGGCACTCAAGTTAGAACATTCAACCAGTCTGAGCAGTCAATTATTGAGAAGTGGGAATCTATTGAACTGGATTTCCTTGCCAAGCACCTGACTGAAACCAAAGTAAAGCAGATGTGCTACGCCTTGGTTCCTGATTCCTATCTGGCAATGACCACACTGGACGGCGATATGCTGACCATGACCTACGATCCTACACAGGATGGAAGGGCGGCATGGGCTAAACATGAGACAGAAGGTAATGTTGTTTCAACCTCGGTAATGCCGGAAGATTACGAACACCAAGTCTGGTGCATAGTCGAACGCAACGACCATCAGTATCTTGAATACCTTGATCCTACGACTTACACAGATTCATGCCTGACATACCCGCCTGAGGGTGGTGGTGCGGCAATACAGACGGTAGGCGGCTTAATTCACCTTGAAGGTTTAGAGGTCACAATCAAGGCTGACGGTGGTACTCACCCGAATAGAACTGTGCTTGGCGGTGAAGTTGAACTGGATTGGGAAGCAGAAACGATAGAGATTGGCTTGGCCTATACACCAAGAATCAAATTGACACGCCCTGAAATGGGCAACCCGAATGGTACTGCACAGTTCCAAGTCGGCAGATGGTCAGAGATTTGGGTGCGTCTGGTAGAATCAGCCTATCCATTAATCAACGGGTACAGGGCGGCAGAGCGCGACCCTGACACTTCTATGGGGACACCTGAACCAATAGTAACGGGTGACGTGAGCATGGTTAATCTTGGTCACAGCAGAGACAAAGAGATTATCATTGAACAGGACTTGCCAGTACCCATGTATGTGACTGCTGTAGGCGGCACATTGACGGTCAACACAGGATAATATTATGTGGCCTGCAATATTAAGTTTGATAGGAGTAGGGGCAAACCTTTATTCCGGTTACAAGCAGAAGCAGTCCTATGAAGAGGGGGGTGAAGCGTCCAGGGATGCGTCTTACGCCAATGCTGCTGACCTGGTAGCCCTTGCAGGCGATAACCGCGCCCTGGCGACAGATGCGGGTGTCGTCAATGCAGATGCCATACGCACCATCGGTGAAGCTAATGCCATCGCTGTAGAGAAGGCGACAGGCCGGAACATGATGATATACGGCCTTCAGGTAGATGAAGACCGCAGGCGGTTCCTGATTCAGCAGAAAGAGACTGCCGGTACGATACGTGCGATGGCCGGGGCGTCTGGCGTCCAGACCAACACCGGATCTCCGCTGTACTACCTGAATTCCCAGATCGATAAATCCATACGCGAGAAACGGTATGGCGACATAAAGGCGTACTGGACCCTCAGAAACATGTACGAGGAAGGCACGGACAAGGCAGACATCATCCGTCTGACGGCGGACCAGCAGGCGAACGTCACCGAGTACAATGCCAACGTCCAGTCAGAGATGGCGTATAACGACGCGATAAGGCAGGCGGCTGCAATGCAACGGTCAGGCGATGTCAACGCCCAGATAGGCGCGGCACAGGGGTCTGCGGCCATGTGGGGCGGTATTGGTAACGCAATCGGTGGATTCGCCGGTATGGTCGGAACTTTCGGCGCACCGTCTACATGGTTCGGTGGTTCTACGGGCGCCTATAACACGACGACGTCGGCGTGGAGTCAGTCGTCAAACTGGAACACACCGTCGCCATACTCCGGTTTTGCACCATCAAGTAACTATGTGGCCTTTCAGTCACCTTACGGATAAGACATGAAACTACCCGGCTGGAAAGAGACAACGAGTACGCAGATCAGGAATAAGGGTTATACCCTTCAGCCTGGCCCCAAGATGGTGACTGCAGCACAGCACAACCTGAGTATTCGGGCGCACGACCCCGCGCAGAGTATGCGTCTGGCTTCTGCTGAAGCGAACAAGTGGGGCGCAATTGCCAACACCGTCAATAAGGGTGTTCAGCTGGGGGCGTACATCATCGAGGTCGAGGAGGAGGCACGCGCGATAGAGGCCGCCTCGCAGTACATCGATGAGATGTCACAGTGGTCGGCAGACAACACTGTCGGAGGCGAATTCGAAACCGTCGACGCGTCGGGCAAGACTGTCTACCCGTGGAAAGATGCACGTGAACGGTACGAGGACGAATCTAAATCCAGGCAGGAGGAGATCCTCGAGGGCGGTTTCACCACCCGTAAAGCAAAACTCCGCCTGCAGCAGGCGTTCGAGCGGGCAGACCGTGCCAACACGCACAGCATAGATAACTATGTCCGCACCGCCGGCATTGACCTGGGGCGCAAGACATCTCACCTGCGTATGCAGGAGATCATTGATGACAAGCGACTGAGTGCCGACGACAAGAAAACAGCGGTTCTCGAGGTACTGGACTTCGCCCAGAGCACGGGGCAGTGGGCGCCCGATGACGTGGCGAAGATGCAGATCGCCGCGTTCTCCGACATCGATAAGAACGTAAAACTCGAAAACTACGAGAAGATGTTTGAGGCCTACATGTCTTCAGACAGCCCCGGCGATCTCAGTATCCTGGCGGAAAGCGTCAAAGAAGGGTCCGGCATGGCGGAAACCCTGACGATTGCCCAGCGCATCACCACGATAGGTAACATCCAGGACAGGATCGCCAGCATTCACATAGGCAACCTGCAGCGGACGTATCACGAAAAAGGCCTGAGTGTTGCCCTGCATGAGTTGAACGAAATCTCTGAAGGGGGTATAGCGTTCTCCGGGGCTATCGACGATATGGAACATGCCAAGATGGTGTCCAAGTTCAACAGTGCCATCAACGTGCTCGTCAGTATCGATAACGACCGGAACGCCGGTATGGCTGTCCAGAACGTATCTGACATCGCCAGCAAGGCCAATGCGTCCCAGGCCAATATCCGCAAGCTGTCCCAGGACCTGGAAGACAAGGGGGCGAGAGATGCGTTAGATGACCAGGTCAGGCAGTTGCTTGACCCCAACCGTCCGTCTGAAGATGTGTACAGTGATCCGCTAATCGACACGATCTTAGCCAACACGGCAGATGCTAACTACCCATCCAAGCCCATCATTAATCGGATGGAGACAGACATAAAAAGCGGGCGGTCGCTCAATGACATGCTTCTTGCCACGCAAAAATATCACCAGGTCGAACGCCAGCGCCCTCACGCAATCGCGGGTATGGATAAGTCTGCCAAGGATAAAGCCTCTTCTATCGCCTCATACGAAGAGAAAGGGCTAATCGACTACACGGCAGATCCAGTGCAGGAAGCGCAGAAGATCCACGACTGGTACAACAAGATCGCCTCGATGGAGCAGGACGAGAAATCCAAGTACATGGCCCAGTCGGTAAAGTCTCTGGGGGCGAATAACAAGGAAGCAGAAACACTGTTCGAGGACTCGGCCAAGGCACAGGGGTACACAAATTTCGATGTGATATTCCCGAACGGCATTGATGCAAGCAGCGATTCAGTCATCCACTGGACTGACGCGTACAAGAACGAGATGCTGTATACAGAGGGCAATGAACAAATGTCAGTCGCCGCTGCCACCCGCGCCACCATGCGCCGGTACGGCGGAACGCTGATTCATAATGATATCTCGTTCATGGGTCAGGGCGATGTGTTGACAGGTAAAGACTACCCCGAGACGGTGTACAACAACGGTATGCCCAGCATGGAGATGAAGACCCAGTTCGAGGGTATGGTCAATGACGTCATTAACCCGGCACTGGATGCCAAAGGCAAACAGACGTACGGCATCGGTGACCTGGTGCTCGAGCGGGCGAAGCAAGACATTAATGGCAGACCGACCTGGTACGTCAAGGAGGCCGCAACGAACAACCATGTATACAGTGACCCCGTGGCGGGTGACGTGTACTGGATGCACTTCTATCCTGAAGGGCTGAAAGAGACTAAACAGGCTAATATCGAGACAAACAACGAAGTCGGGCTGGAGCACGTGAGCAAGCAGGAGCAAATCGCCGCCACTGCTGGGTTCGAGTTGCCGCCTTTCGAGGACGTTGTTTTCGACGACCACACGGGCTGGATAGCACCGACGGTCACCGCAGCTGCCGATCTGAACGCGAAACGGTATAAGACGCTCAGTGTCCAGGAGCGGCTGGACCATAACCGTCTGTACCACGAGACATTCAACCAGTTGATGCAGGCCAATACCACACAGGCCCCTGACGCACCGGGTGCCAACCCCTGGGGAGCGGACATAAAGATGAGTTCACACGGGGTCGAGCCTAACAAAGTGCCTCCACCCCCGGCAGAGCTTGAACTGCAGATACACCTGTTCCTTGCCACTCGCGGATACCTGCGTGGCAGCGTGAAGACACCCGAATACTGGAGGCCGCCAGGTGGATACTAGCTGGGGAACCATGAAGCTGACTGAGGTTCCTTTCGAGAACCGCAGTTTCACGCCTGACCCCGAGCCTGCCCCATCGGTTGGGTGGGGCGATACCTGGCAGTCTGCATGGGAACTCGAGACACCGATTGAAGCAGGATGGTCACTACTGGGCGACACCATGCCTCAGGCGACGGACGAAGACCGCATAAAGAAAGAGTCCGGGACGTTCGACTCTCTGCTGTATGTCGCTGACAAATACCCGGACTACGACGAACCTTCCCTGCAGCCCCTGTTCATCGACCTCGAGAGTGAATCACAGGTGGACTGGAAGGCGAAGAAGATACAGGACGAACTGCACGCGCTGGATGTGCAGATGGAGGCTCCCTGGTGGAAAGTCCTGCCCACGACAATGATCGCCGGCTGGCTGGGTTCACCCTTCACCCCCGCTGAGATCGCCTTGTCACTTGCTACCCGGAACCCGGCAGGTGCTGTCGGTGGCGGCGTACTGAAGACCATCACCTCTACTCGTGGCATGAAGCGCACGATGCAGTTCGCCGGGATCTCCATGCCCATGACGGCAGTGGAAGAGTACATGCTGTCGCAGGACCAGGAGTTCCGCACCTTAGGGCAGAGTGCCGTAGTGACAGCGACCTCCGGTCTGATGACGGGAGGACTGGGCTACCTGACCGGGCGGGCGAAGATTTCCCAGATAAACGAGAACCTGGTGTCGAACGTGTCTGCCGTACAGGCGAGAGAACTGTCGGGCGATTCAGCCAGTGCCGCCAGGACGCTGGTCGATATCAGCCAGTCAGATTTCAACAAGATCATCGATGACCCGAATCTAACACCCGAACAGAAGACGATTCGTATCGCCAACAAGCAGGGTGAGAACTACGAACTGTCTGGCAACCTGTTCGGCAAGCTGCCGATAAAGGCCGGCAACCTGCTGAGACTCAACCCCGAGGCGTATTTCGCCACATCCCGCTACCCGATGATCCGCCGGATGGGCGCGATATTCACCAACCAGCCATACCTGTATAAGGGCATGGAGAAAGGTGAGTGGCACGTAAACCTCGATGCAACGGCACGACGCTGGGATACGCACTTCCAGCACGTCATAAACAGCGTCGCCAAGAAAGGCTACCGGGCGTACAAGGAAGAGGGCGGCCGACTCAGCTATGACGACTTCAGCTGGGAAGTGCAGAAGACGGTTGCGAGTAAACAGAAACACGCCTCCAAGGCCGTGAATGACACAGGCAATGACCTGTTCGAGAACATCGTCAAGCCGATAGGCCTGGACTCGGTGCGGGCGAAACTGAACAAGGCCAGGAGCGACGGCAGTGGCCTCCCTGCCCGTCCACTGGGCGATGAAGAGTGGTGGCCGCGCATGTTCTCCAGGGAGTACGCACGCAGGCAGGACCATGTCTCATACGCCACGCCGATGTACGAGGCGAGACTGAGACGGCTTGCTTCCCAGGCAGACGAAGAGAAGGTACAGATAGAAAAGAAGATCGCTACGCTGGAGAAGCAGTGGAAGGCGGAGAAGGCGCCCGTCACCCCTGAACTCAAGGCGCTGCGGGCGAAAGCGAAGAAGTCCATTCGGGACAAGGCACCGAAGAAGAGAGAACTTAAGGCACTGCAGAGTGATAAAGGCGCCAAGAAATTCTTTGACCACTGGAAGAAGACCCAGCGTTCAATGGCGAACGACAAGGATTCGCTGGCGACCGGGGAATACTCGCGGTACGGACTCCGGTTCGATGAATACGGGCAGATGAAGACAACCGAGAGCCGGACCTTCGACGCTGCCACGATTGATATGCCCAGAGAGTATTTCAACGCCAACGCCTTCCAGGCACTGAATAACCATGTAAGCCGGATGAAGCGCCAGATGCTGGTGCATGAGGACGCACGCATCCCTGCCGGCGTGGATGAGAAGATGCCAGACGACGTGACGTTCAACTACTGGAAGACGGAACTCGATAACTACCATTTCGCAGAGCTCAAGGATGTCGACCCGGCATCGAGGAAAGCGAAGAAAATGGTACGGGAGTACGAACGGGCAAAGCAGTACATCAACAAGCTGGCCCAGGACTACTACCAGGTACGCCCCACATCGGCCTTCGACTCGATCTCAGGGTTCATGCAGGGGTTCAAAGCCTGGCAGGCGATGGCGAAACTGGGGTCGGTGCTGTTCACCACGATCCCCGAACTGGGTGCCGGCCTGTCGCATAATGGAGTGAGAGGATATGTCCGCCACGTTACAGGCTGGATCGCCGATCCGAAGGCGATGGCTAAACTGACCCGTGACGAATGGGCACTATACGACATCGGCGTGCAGGGGCAGATCGGCGCCATGCGCTGGGCGGAGATGGGGGACTACGAACCTGGTCACGGCAAGATATACGAGGCGGTCCACTGGGCAGCCGACCGGTCTGTCGACAAGGTGTTCATGCTCGGCAAGTGGACCCGGATGCTGTCGGCACAGATGGCGGCCATGTCCCAGTCCAAACTGGGCAGAATAATGCTCAAGGCCAATATGTCGAAGACCGACATGAACGACCTGGGCCGGCTGGGCATCCCTAAAACCATGTGGAAAGCGGTCAGTGACGAAGTGCATAAGCACGGCATTAAAATCAAGGGCGGCAACGTCGACCTGAATGTCGGCAAGTGGGACAACAAGGAAATCGCCGACGTGGTGATCAACGCGATCAATGCCGAGGCCGACAACATCATTATCCGCCCCGGTACGGGCGCGGTGCCGTTCGTGGGCAAGCGCCTGGAAGGATCGGTCCTCTACCAGTTCAAGCAGTTCCTGATGGCATCCACGTCCAAGTACATGATGGCAGACCTGCAGCGGGCGTTTAACGGCGACCTGCGGGCGATAGAACGGCAACTGGCGTTCCTCGCCCTGGGCACCCTCTCCATGCACGCCAAGAACAATTACCTCTACGGCGACAGGGCCAAGCAGCGCTGGGACAGCATGGACTGGGACGAGCGCATCAAGGACGGCTTGCTGGCGGGTGGCGGCACGGGCATCGCGGGCGACATGGTCGGCGTGATGAACGAGATCATGTTCCCTGGGTCTTCGACCCGGTACTACGGCCAGCGCAGTTGGCGCGGTATGTTGACCGGTCCGTCAGTAGGTTCGGTGCTCGAGGAGGGTCCAGCTGTGATAGGATTGATCGGGAGTATGCTATCAGATGAACAGGAAATCACACCGGACCAGGTTAAATCGATATTTAAATTTGCGCCGTACAACAGTTTCTGGCCTTTAAGGATGGCGAACCCCAGTATCCGGGAAGATACTTATGACTTCATCAGAGAGAAGACGCAATGACAATTTCAATGACAAGTAACCGAATTCAATACACGGCAGACGGAATAGAGACTGATTTCCAGTACCAGTTCTATGTCCCTGATGATTCAGACCTGAAGGTGTATGAAGACTCCACCCTGAAGACGCTGACCACTCATTACACCATGACCAATGCGGGTGACGAGTCAGGCGGTACGGTGACGTTCCTTGTTGCCCCTTCAGACGGAGATGTTATTACCCTGCAAAGGCAGGTATCCAATACTCAGCCACTTGATCTGACCGCGTATGACAAGTTCCCTGCTGAGACAGTAGAGGCCGGAATGGACAGGCTGTTGCTCCTGATCCAGCAGAACAGCACCAACATTACGTCATACCTTGAAGGCACGTTACCAGGCATTCACACTCACACTGAATCAGACGTAACCGATCTGGACAGGTACACGCAGGCGCAGGTAGACGCTTTGATAGCAGGGGTAGACGATACTGTTGCGATAGCGGCGGTTGCCTCTGATCTGGCGACACATGAGGCTGATGTAGCGAACCCCCATTCAGTGACCTTTGCCAGTTTACCTGACGCACCAGCAAGCCTTCCTCCTGATTCACACACCCATGCTCAGTCAGAGATAACCTCCAAAGAGGCGTTTGACGAGGCAGATACTTCTGGTTGGCGCGATCTTAAAGCACATTTGATAGCGGCGGCAGTCGGGGCAGGAACACCAGCACTCACAGCCTTTGGGCCTTCTGGAAATATCAAACAGATCGCCTTCGCTATCGGTGATTCCGTGTACTTCTCTTTCCATGTAGACCACGACATTAAGGTGGGAACGGATATGTTCCTGCATGTTCACTGGTCGAGTGACGGGATCGACACGAATACGGTTAAGTGGGAGTGTGACTACACCTATGCAGAACGTAACGACTCTACTCCTGATACTTTCCCTGCTGACTCAACGATTTCACTTGAGCAGGCGGGTGCAGGAGCCGCATGGAGTCACATGGTCAATGAGGACGTTACGGGCATTACAGCACCGGAAGTAGACACGATCATTCTAATGGAACTGAAGCGAGTCACGAATGGCGGCACAGATAACACAGATACCATATTTGGTATAACCGTAGACTTCCATTACGAAACTGATCACTACTCAACCAAGAACCGCGCACCGGACTTCTACTCATGAGCAACCTGAATGATTGTCGCCTATCTGCCTTGCAGACCATTACGGGTAATACAGGACACTGGCAAGACTTGTTTTATGAAGCACTGAGCGGGACTGGTGCTGAGACATTGAACGAGTTGATCTTTACTTGGCTGGGTACGCAAGGGGCAACACAGGACAATCTGAACGACAGGTGGGTAGACTTCCTGTTAAGCTCTGGATACTCGGGTTCATTGAGTGACATGAAAAAGGAATGGTGGTGTGATGGTGGGAATGGATTACCAACAGGAGTGCCGTTTGCGGATACCACTGCTATAACGGCAGATACAACGGCATATACCGCAGACACTTACTAGGAGCAAGCAATGGCAAAGCAAATTATAGACATAGGATCAGCACCAAATGACGGCACAGGTGATCCATTACGAACGGCGTTTGATAAGCTCAACGCGAACAACAGCGAACTCTATATCGACAAGCACGCGCACGCCAATCAGGGCACGCTCGACGCGACTGAGGAAGCGTTTACCACTACGCTAAAGAACAAGCTCGACGGCATCGAGGCCGGCGCGACCAATGTTATCTATGAAGAAACCATAACCGAAGCGACCGACACGATTGATATACCGGCCAGTGTACTCGGAGGGCGGGTCTATGAGTTAGATATTGAGGCGGTCGGCGGGGCGGAGGGCGTTATATCTTTGTATGTGAATGAGGAATACACAGACGCAAATTACAACTGCCAATTAGATCAAGGTCATGGCTCAACAGAATATGCCGACGGCATACCCTCAACCTCTCGCTTAGGTTATGTGTACCTAAACAAAGTGACCTATTTGAGCACGGATGCCCGCATTGTAAATAGTCGATTTGTTACGACTAGTTTGGAGTCTCGTCAAGGCACGAGCGACAGCCTGACCTCTTCGGCAAACATCTTTATGATGAATGATGTTGATACCATAACGAGCATAGACGCACTACGATTAAAGGGAAGCGTGACTAACCTGTTTGGCGTCGGCACAATAATCCGCCTGATCGACCCTTACGCCGCCTATGCGGTGCAGACGGGGGTGGTCGGTCGCGAAATAACCAAAAACACCGCGTACACCTCACACTCTACGCTAATGTATTACGACGACACCATTCCGCAAAACACGGAAGGGTCGGAGATTATGACGATCAACTATACGCCGCAATATGCCGACAGCATTTTAAAGATTGAGGTGTTGTGTAACGTGACCACGCAAGTCGCCAGCAACGTGATAATCGGTGCGCTGTTTAAAGATTCAGAGGCGGGCGCCTTTGCCGCCAACTCCGCGTATGTGCAGACGAATGACTTTAACGCACAATTTAAGTTAGAGGCGGAAGTGAGCGCCAACAGCACCGCAACCAGAACGTATGCGTTTAGGTTAGGCGGTCACACAGCCGGGTCAATCTATGTCAACGGCGGGGCGTCGGCGCGACGTTTTGGCGGCGTACAGGTCTCGCACATAAGAGTCACGGAAGAAAGGACATGATCGACAGCAACCTGACCGTGCTCGATATCTACACGTTCAATCCCGCGGGAGACAGTGACAGCTACGCTTTGGAATATCTTGGTCATGAGGTGTTCCATGCACTACAGGGCGAGTACCACCAGAAGGGGATACGAATTGGATCATGGTAAACCGAAGAAGTATAAAAAGAAGGATGACTGACGTTATGGGCGAAGATGATTTAGAGGCCGCACGGCAAGCAGGTCGTCTGGAAGGACAGATAGATGCTATTGAGAAGATGCAACAGCACCAGAGTATCCGGCTGGATAGTCACGACAAGCGCATATCGACACAGGAAAAGATTACCTGGGGCTTGCTTGGTGCAATCGCCCTGATCCAGTTCTACGATACAATCAGAGCATTTATGGTGAGTACTGGTGGATAAATCCAATGCAATGCTAACCGTTGCCGCACTGATACTGGGCTTCTCCATCTATGATTATTTCGATGATACGGATGAGATGCACCAGCACGAGGATTTCTTTACAGAGGTTCGATCCTTCATGCAACATGGTGATCGCAACACCGCGCAGATGGGCTACCAGATGTGCGTGAACCAGAATGAACTGAGCCTGTCACTAGATCATCCTACAAGAGATTGTTGCGAGGTATATTTTGGGGGAGATGAGGCTAAATGCAATGAGGCAAAGTACCAATGAAGTTCAAGGAAGGTGTAGACCCGCGTGGTGTACATGACAATATCTGGTGGGCATTGGTGCTACTGGATGAACTTTGGAGACAGGAGTTGTGGTATGAACTGGTCGTCACTTCCCTTCGAGATAGTGTTCATCATCCTAACAGTCGTCATTATATTGGTTGTGCTGTCGATATACGTACTTGGGTGGACGCTGACAGCGGCGATCAGCTTGACGGCGGCAGGCGTACTGAAATTTGCAGGCTGGTACGGGAGAAACTATCGGAGATTAGCGAAGTGGATTACCTCACGCTAGACGAAGACAATCACTTTCACATTCAACTACAAAGGTCATCACTATGAAGATAGCAATCGTTTTATTCAGTCTCATGCTGGCGGGTTGTGCGGGTACAGTTAAGGTCTATGACCCTGCTACGGGTGAGTTAACCAGCAAGACTCCTGCGGCAGTTGCCGTTGCTGAAGCGTCTGCCAAAGCACACGACACCTGTAATGTACCCGGCGGGATACATATGCTCGAGGTCGCTGACATCACCAAGCTGTCTGCCTCTGCACAGGCTGAGTACATGCGTAACCTGCCTATGATGGTGTTGTTAGGCCAGATACAAGACAAAGAAGACGGATGTCATAGTCAGATAGCGAAAGAAACTCAAGCCTACTTCGTGGCTCAGTCCTCCAAGTACAGACAATACGGCAAGCTAGGGTCTATCGGACTCATTGCAGGCTTCTCTTATCTTGCCCTTGATTCATGGTTCGACGCTATTGCTGGCATCTCAGCAGGAGGCGATCAGTATGTTACAAACCTTGGCAATCGTAGCGTGGGTGATAGCAGTGGTGGTGGTAGCGGGAGTGTTAGTGCTTCTGGAGATTCGACTCTTTCCGACATAACCATCAACAATGGTATCGCTAATGCTTCAGGCAGGGCGCAGGCAAACAGCAATGTGGACAAGGCTATTGGTGTGCCGCTTGACGGTGATTCCAATTTCGACCAAGTTGATAACGGATCACAGGGCGGGATCATTATTGATGACCCTGATGGTGGTAACAGTGGATCATTCTTCTAATGCCATTCCTTTCAGCGTTAGAACTAAAGTACATTGGTGGTGAGTTGTGGTCTGTCGCCCATGACTTCTTGTACGAGTGGGACAGGATGGATAGGCATGTGCTTGTGAATCAAGGGTTCATCACAGATCAAGCCAGCGTCCCACTCATCATCATCCCTATACTGGTAAACGACACAGGCCGAATATCAAGAGCGGCAGTGATACACGACTACCTGTATGCGAAAGAAGACCACGATGGCTTCACAAGGAAGGAAGCCGACCTGCTTTTCTATGATGCCATGCTGGAATCCGGCATGAAGAAATGGAGAGCAGGGCTGGCGTGGATGGGTGTCAGGTCAAACCTTCTGGCATCGTGGAAGTGGTGATTATTTACCTTTGTTGAGTAGTGCTTGTGCTTCATACTGCCATTCAAGAATGTTACTCAACTGAATGATGTGCGCCCCTCGTAGCAACATATCCTCCAGTTCCTTGATGCAGGTGTCCTTTTGTTCCCCAATAAACACCGCTGTATCAAGCCATGCCTTCTCAGAACCTTTCAGTTCCTCGATACGGATATCCTGCTCTCTGATTGTCTTTGACTGACGCAATATCATTTTTGTAAATTCGAGAATCTCCGCATCCACTTCATCGGCATCGTAGAACCACCCATTACGATGAGTTCCACTGCCATCACCTAATTTGCAATTACCTCTGTACCGTTTCATATCAATCACCTTCCTTATTGAGTAGTGCTTCAGTCATCCGCCCACCTCATTAAAACAACCGTGCTTATGAGAAGCCCGGCACCCCAAACCGCACCACATGATATGGTCGCAAGAGCCTGTAATGGCTCCTTTTCCGGCCATATAGGAAGCACTGCCCACACTATTCCCCATAAAGAGGCGACATTTATTGCAACACAAAAGCATAGTGCTATTAATTGTTTTGTTGTGTCCATATCATTCTCCTTCCTTGAGTAGTGCTTTTTTATATCGTTTGATGCCAAAGAATTTCTGGATTGTCCATTTAACCCTGTGCTGGTCGTATTCTCTGAGTTGCGGCACCGACAGTCCAGCCAGAGGATCTTTCACTGACTGGGTTTCAAAGGATGCGTGATTCTGCCAAGCCGTTTCGATTAACGCTTCCTCATGTGCTGTCAGTGGACTTCCATCTTCATCAACTAAACGTGACACTTCCCTCGACAACTCCACAAGTTCAGCTGCGTATTGGGGGTAATCTCTCAGATAACGCTCAAGCGTTATCCGGTCATGAACAGGTTCTACAGCAAAGGCGTCCAACACCTCCTCGCGCGATGGTTTGGGACTATGCTCTTTCATGTCAATCACCTTCCTTGAGTAGTGCTGTTTCTTTTATCTGCATCTATTATTCCGTAGATGAACAGCGCGGTCATCCACAATGGCATAGTGATGAAGAAGGCAACTGAACCGTATCCAGTTGCATATAGCGTTATTTCAATCCAGTCCATATCATTCTCCTGTGTTAGAAGGGTTGAGTAGTGCTTCAACATCATTCATAAACTGTTCAAACTCGCGCGTCTCATAGGACGTAAGGTAATCGAATTCAACATCGCCAAACTTGTCCCATAGTGTGTCGATAATTTCTATCGGCTCTTTTCCGTAAGTTTGTTGCATATCCTTCAAAGCCTTGTTCTCTGCTTCCAGCTTGGCTACATCTTCGGCACGGACAAATTCATCCTCTGATTTAAGCTCCAGATACGGACGTTGGTCAGTAGCCCAAAACTCCATTGATGCCCATATTTTCTCAGCGATATATCGTTTCACATCAGACATATCATTCTCCTTCCTTGAGTAGTGCTTCAACGTCTGCAAAATCAATAGCGCCAGTTAGCAGTAAATCTCTAAGCATCTTCCTCAACTCAATAATTAACGAGTTAAGTTTGTCTATCTGTTCGTCAACATCATCAGCCAGATATACAAGCCCAATTTCATCGGCGTAGTATTTCTTCATATCACTCTCCCTGTTCGAGTCGTTCTTTACGATCTCACGCAACATATCCTCCAGTTCCTTGATGCGCTGATCCGCTTCCCACTTCTCAACAAACAGGCTAGTCAGAGTTGCGCCGTTGTCAAAGTGAAGCGTACCTCGTAGCTCTTTCATATCAATCACCTTTTATCAGAGAGTCGAAATCTTCCCATTCTTCTACTGACATCTGGAACTGTGCATGCGGTTCATGCGCCACCGAAACCGGCACTAGGGGAATAGGACGGATTCTAGCCACGCGACCGTTACCGGAACCGCCACCGTAACCGGAACCGTAACCGTAACCGGCACTGCGACCGCCACCGGAACCGCCACCGTAACCGTAACCGTCACCGTAACCGTCACCGTAACCGGAACCGTAACCGGAACCGTCGCCGGAACCGTAACCGGAACCGTCGCCGTAACCGTAACTGTAACCGTCACCGTAACCGGAACCGTCACCGTCACCGTCACCGTCACCGTCACCGTCACCGTTGTCCTGCAAAGTGTTCCAGTCATTTTTATCTAGTATCTTCATTTCTTTTGTGCCGGTATGTCGATCAGTTGCTTTGCCGCCTTCTCCGTGCATGTCAATACTCCGCAGGCTTCGAGCATAATCATTGGCTGTGACATTGCGACTGACAACTGTGCTTTATTAGGATTACGCATCCCATATTCTGCAATATCCGGCAGGACAAAGGTTGAGTCGTATCGCCATATCTGACGAGCTTGATGCAATATTACTGTCCTTCCCTCAATGTTTTCGACATAGCCGCACATGACACCTTGCTCTCGACTACGGACAATACAGTAGTCCATACCATCAACGATCAATGGCTTACTTAGTACACTGTCTGCTCTTATATACTTTACTTCGTCAATCATCATTGTTTCTGGTTTCATCTTTTAATCCTCTTTGTTGTAAACACCTTCATATCATTCACCACAACAGCACAAGCACTACGCTTGCGCCCGATAGACATCCGATAACGAACATCACGGCTCCATGTATACACTTGTGTTCTGATGGCTCAATC